TACTCAAAACTCTTTCAAGACTAAATAAATTATCAATACCATTCTTGATAAAATAATCTCTAAAAACATTATAACAATTTTCACTATGTAGATAAGACTCTATTAAAACAGCATTACATTTATCACGCATTAAATCATCATAAGTTAAACTATCTCCTACTTTATCCGCATTATACCATTGAACTGTATTAAATAATGTTGATACAGACAAAGCTCCTACGTATTTATTCAAAATCGGATGGAAAACTATATTACGCTTCAAAAAATTCAACTTTATTAAATCCCTAGATGCTGTAGTAATAGGAGTTTTATCTCCATTGGTAACTGTCATTCCTAAACTTTCGGCTGTGTTCTTAACTGTAAATAAATTATAATTAGACTTAATACTACTACTAAAAATTTTATCATCACCACATACATAATCATTAACTTTCAAAGAATCTTCAACAGTAGCATTAGAATTATTTCTAAAAATTGTTAAAGCAGTTAAAGCTTTATTGACTAAACAATTAATTAAAATTGTCATCCAAGTTCCAGATGGAATTGAATGAGTAGTTGCGTATAATTCATCTGCTACTAAAGTCCATGATCTAGATATAGTAACCATTAAATAATCCAAAACCTTAGCGTTACTCCCCTGGTAAATAGATTTAAATACATCCTTAATAATTAATACAATTAATGCTAATAAAGAACCATCCCATTTACCATAATCTTCATCTCCAAAAACTTCACCAGTTTTCAATTTCATTACCATTTTATGAAAATCAGTATAAGGATTAAATCCTACGCAAATACCATATTTGTGTAAATTGTTCTTAAACCAAGGAATTAATTCTCCTAATATTTTCTTAGACCACCATATATGAGGGAAAGGCATGACTCTAAAAAGCCTCGGTTCAGTGATTTTAGATATATTTCTCAACTCATCCTTAAAAGTTTCTTTACATACAAAATCATCTTCATCAAAAATTTCATTATCAGCATTATATTTTAAACGATCAATTATTTTACGACCCTCAGATGTTAAAACCTTATTTTCAAAATCTAAATAATTTTCCTTTCCTTGTAAACAAGCAAATCCATTAGATGTATCTTTCTTAAAACCTTTAACATTAACTCCTCCAAAAGAAGTTTCTTCATCAGTTAAATCATGAATCTTATCTGGTAATATAGCCCTAATGACTTTAGATATATATTCCATTTCAGCATCATCCAAATAGCCTTGATGTTTGAAAGATTTACCAGCTATTCTTATCATATTGTCTTTAACTTGAGACATATTTCTGCCAAAAATAGGAGGTTGTTTTAACTCCACTTCGACAGGTGCTATATCCCCTGTTTCTTGTAACTCATGAATTGTCTTATATAACTGTTTGGTATCCTCATTACTACTAATATGTAAAGAAGATGGTATAAAAGAAGTCTTAATATTTTGTGAACCATAATTAATCCATTTAGGATCATCCTCATACGTCAATCTAACACCTGAAAAATTACCCTTAATATTTTCTCTAGTCTCAAAAGAACGTAATAAAGGTTTACTATTCATTTCAATATTTAACTCCTCACATAACCATTGCGGAAATATTTGAGCGAATCCTTCTTTGCCATTACCCGTAACGTGAATACCAACAACTCTATCAGAATCATAAACAACAGAGCCACATAAACCAGCTCCCTGAACTTGATACTGTAAACCAGCATTAACATCATGTTGAACTATTTTTGTATCACCTCTGATCTTATACCTATAAGTTATTTTTTCTTTATTTTTACCTACATTTATGCTTGGAACTAATGGTATAATACCATAAGGAGATACAAACATATTTGGACTAAATTTATTAAGATCAGTCCCACCAAATCTATTAAATAACTTATAAAAAGGAACTATATCTAAAAATTCACAAACACAAACATCACTTAACAAATAATTCTTGATCACTTTAATTTTTACACTTTCCATTTCTTTATGTCCTTCTTTATAATGTTCGTATGACTGATAAACATCTGCTATAATTCCTTCTGGATCTACATGGGAATTGGTAACAAATCTTCTACCTGAAACAACTATACAAGAATGCACTTTAGTTTTAGTATTAACCATAATTCTACAATGATTCTTTTTAAAAGATTCTGCACTAGATGTATTAAATGTTAAATCTTTAAATAAAGAATCAGATCGTTTTTTCGATTCACTAAATTGAGCATAAGTAATATCATTAGCGTCTTGATTTCCAAAAAACCAACTCATAATACTAGAACCTGACTGTATCCTATTATTAGGTCTAAGATTATCTATACCAGAAGCCCATAATATTAATCTAGACATGGCTACAATATAAACATATACAAAAATCTGTAAAGAAAGTAACATTAAAAATTCAGAATCTAAACCCATAGTATCAATAATAGAAGCAATAGCATCAACAAATTTATCATAAACACTATAAACTTTAGCTACTAAAGCAGCTCTACCTTCTCTAACATAATTACGTACTACTTCATATGTAACCTGGTTGGTACCTACATAAACAGCAAATTCTTCCATTGTAGAAAGTGATCTACCCCTACACATTCCACATCTTCTTATCATCGTGTTGCCATTATTACGCATATGCGCAGTTTCTAAAACTGCACATGTTGCACATAATGAATGACCACACGGTAGTAAAACTATGGGAACATGTACTGGTCTACCAATATCATCTACATCATCTAATTCTGCATAATCATAACGACACATATAACAATGAGTATGGTGAATAAGAGCTTGCCTTTCTTCTATAAAGTCACCTCTAAATAAATTTAACAAAAATTTGAAAATTCCATCTATTACTAAAGCAAACTCTTCACTAACCTTTGATATAGATTCAATTAAATAAGAACTTAATGGATTAATAATTTTAATAAATATTTTAGTAAAAAATTCTTTTACTCCTTTTTCAACAAAATTAGAAATAAAAAAGACATATTCTTTAAATATATTGCTACCATTTAACAACCCATTCCAAGTTGAATCAAAGGATTGCAACAACTCTTCAAAAAATTGAGGTCTAAAAGACGATAAATAATCTAAAGTTGTTGCGGTATTATTTTGAGTGTCATTAATAATAACATTGTTTTGCAATGGATTGTCAATTAATAACCTATTAATCCTATTTGATTCATCCAGATGTTTATACAACATAAAAAGCCAACTTACTGAAACACTTAAACCATTAGTCCTAGGCCCTCTAATAACAAATGGAAATGTATTTTCTTGTCCATTATTTGAACTAAAACTAGTAATTATATTATTAACACCTACAAAATGAGGAAACCAAGCATTTCTTCTATCACAAAACTTAAAATAAGATAATTGTTGTTCAAAACCGAAGGTAGAATTTCTCCTTACCTCAATTAAATGAACTCTCCTAAAAAGAGCTTCTGGACATGAAATACCATCTTTTGATACAAAACCACCTAAATTTCTAAAATTGTTAGTTGTGCATAAAATAATTTTGGACTGGAAAAACTTTGTATTTTTCTTATCAGCTTGAGCACAATCAAGTGGATATTTGACTGGGGATACGAAATTAATAATAGTACGCCACTGAGACTTACCTTGCTGTCCTACGTCATCCATAACAAATACATCCTGATTTAAATAATCATCATAAAAATCTTTGGAAGAATCAATAGGAGGCGTAGTGTGAGTATAAACAGACATATTATTAGCTTTTAATAATTCAACAAACTTGTTCATTAATACTGATTTACCACTTGCCGGCGGACCATCAAAAACTATACAAATAGGTTCTTCTCTAGAAGAGGACGAATAAGTTTCAACAAATTTAACTAAATTTTCTTTATATGCTATCCACGTACTAACAAAGTGACGATTATCATTATTTTTAATATAATCTTGAAAATTGACATCTATCTTTAATTTATTATATAGCTGTGATACCTCATTCCTGTAAACAGGATTATGTAAAACTGAACTATCTTTAATAAACTGAGTATATTGCTCAACAACCAATAAAATATTATCATAATGTTCAAAAGGTGAAAACAAATAATTAATAATTCCTAAAAAAGATTGACCAATCATATTGAATGGTTGTAAACTAGGAAAAGTAAAGATATAAGAAATTACAGAAGTTATTAAATCCTTTATCTTAGAAAATAAAGATGAAAAAGAATGAGAAGCATGAACTTTAACACCTGTTAATAAAGCAAAACTTTTAATTTTATCCAATAACCATGAAGGTAAACCCAAAAGAGAAAACCCTGCCATTAATGCTTCTAAAGAAAAATCTTGAGCCGTCCATACTGTATACGAATCATCATCATCATTATTTTTTAAAAGTTTAACTATATAAGTAACAAATTTTAAAAGAGTATACAAAAATTGTATAATACCATAAATACCGCATAAAGCAGTAGATGCACTAAAAAATATACTAATAACTAAATCTCCTAATTTTGCCCAATCTATTTTTGAAAAAACACTAAATGATTGTTTAAATTTATTAGAATAATAACCTAAACAACTAAAAATACTAGCTACTTTATTACCTATATCTTTGCCTTTACCATATAATATTGAAAATAATCTTTCCAAATTAGGAAAGGCTTGGGGTTGATACCAATCCTTTTTATCAATAACTAAAAGAAATTCACGAAAACGTTTTGTACAAATAAATTCATTATTTCTGCGATATTTATCATTTATATACATTTTATCACAGTTTATTATAATTTTCTTCCTTAAACTAACATAAAAAATATTTGTATCAGATTTGCTTAAAAACTTATATTCATGTGAATTATTATCATACATTTGTAAATAAC